GATTCTTCTAATGCATGAATAAGTCCACGGGAGTTCATCCCAAGGACTTCAAGCATATTGGGGGAGGTTGACATTGCTATGCTCGAAGAAGGCAGGCATTCTAGCTGACTTAGTTTCAGCAAGTTGAGGAGCCTTGCCCTCATACATTAGCCGATCGCTAGAATCCAGCCAAAATTTTTTGTCCAGATATTTGTCGGTAGTATTAATACCTAGTGGTTGCATTACCCAGTTGATGGTTGCCTTTCTGAGTTTATCAAGAGAAGGACTGATGTTATATCCCAGCTCAGTATGAACCAGGCTGTTGGTAGCCACATGAATTTGTTCATCTCGACTGATATCGGCTGAAACGGTTCTCATACCAGCGTCACCATTAAACCGA